CGTTGCTGCTCACGGCACCCTTGACGGTCTGATGCATGAACAGGTAGTCGTAGTGGCTGAAGTCCTGGCCCTGCCAGTCCTTGGCTGGAGTCTTGCTGTAGGGCAGGAAATAGCAGAGGGGCCCCGAGAACTCGCTGTCCTCGGTGGGCTTCGTTATGAACTCCACGTTGGGCAGCACGTTGAGGAATTTGAAGAATTCCTGGCCGGCCTTCAGCCAGTCGTGATTACCGGCCAGGATGACGATGCGCTCGACGGGCAAGGACTTGATGGCATGCACGGTGCGATTCACGAGCTCGGCGCTGTGGTTGTCCTTGGCGTCGGTGAGGTCGCCGAGAATCAGCAGCGTCTTCACGCGCTCCAACTTGCACTGCTCTGCCAGCCAGGGGAAGAGCCCCCAGCGGTACTCAGTCGAGGGGGACGCGACGAGATGCAGGTCGGACGTAATGAGAGCTGGAAGTTTCATGGCTGCTGAGGGTTAGTAGGCGTTGGAAGTCTGGGCTATCTATACCGGCTTGGATGGAGGCCAGGGCGTCGGCACAGTGCTCGTTGTCGAGGGTCAGTTTGTCGCGGCGCTTGCTCATGGGGCTCTTCTTCCAGGGGGCCGCGGGCCAGCGCTTCACAGCCCAGTCGATGACGTCAGCCTTGGTGACCTTGGCCTTCCTGTTGCCGTTGACGACGTCCTTGACCTCCATGGGGCTGACTTCAATCATGGCGATTGGGCACGAGGCAAGCACACCGACAGCAATGCCCAGGGCGCGCGCGGCGCTAGCCGACTGGCTACCGCTGGGCACCTCGACGAAGGCAAAGCTCTTGCCGGCGCAATTGTGGATGATGGCTTCCTTGAGCTGGAAGGCACGGCGGAGTTCATCGCTACTCTTGCGCACCTGCTTTCTGTTCTCAGCTTCCGTGCTGACGAGCTCCAGGTGCATGCAGTCGAAGGCCACGACCTTGCGATCGTGGATAGTGAGGATGGCGTGAGCGAAGCCCATGTTGGCAAAGGCCGCGTCTATGCCCAAGACGTGTATCTGGCTCATCCTTCCACCTGGCAAATGGTCATGCCCTGGACGGTGATGGAGAAGGGACCGAGGCCCGCGTACTCGCCGCCCATCAGCTCTTCTTTGCCGCCCCACATGTTCCAGAGTTCCCAGCCCCCGGCGCGCGTGCAGGTCAGGCGCAGCCCGTAGCTGTGGTCGAAGAGCCTGTAGTCCTTGCCCTTGACGCTGACGATGACGTCATGGTAGGTGGGAGCTTCAAGCACCTGGATGCCACCCTGATGGGCCCGTTGGTCAGCCTTCTCAATCTCCATCTCTTTGATTTTGTTGCGCAGCGCTGCCTCAACGGCATGGGCTTCCTTCAGCTTGTCGCGCAAGTCATGGGCCCAGGCATGCGCGGCCTTCAAGGAGTTCACCAAGCCATAGTCACCGCTCAGCATGCCGTAGGGGCCCGTGAAGTTCAGCCAGGCCACGAGCTTCTGGTGTTGCAGATGCACAAGGCAATCGTGGATGTGGGAACCCCGGAGGCCCATGAGGTCGCAAGCCCTGAAGGCCTTGTCCAGGGTTTCAGAGCTCACGTGAGGAATTTCCTTGGTGCCATCGAAGTGGCCCGATGATGGGTCCGCGGGCTCCAGCCGGCAGCGGCAATTGAAGGTCTGGGGTGGCATCTCCCAGCGCACGTACTTCTCGGCCTTCTTGTTCTTGCCTTCGTAGGCATCACGCAGCTTCTTTACCTGGAGGCGGGTCTCTCTCCAGATGGTGTTGAAGTACATGCCGAAGACCATACCGAAGCCGGCAGCAAGGCCCAGGGTCCAGAGGTTGTCATGCATGGGGAAGCTCCTTAGCGTCTGCTTCGCTGGTTTCCAGGCTGGAGAATTCGTCATCGCCGTCAACGCTGGAGTAGCGCGGGCTATCGACGGCCACGACTTCAAAGTCATCGCTCATCTGCTGGTAGTGGCCCCGCTCGTACTCACTGCGGTAGCACTTCGTGCCGCAGGGCCACAGGAAGATGTCGTCGGGGCTTGCTAGTTGAATCGTCATGGTCTCACTCCTTTATGTAATCGAGATACTTGGTTTTAAAATCCTCCCAGACCAACGCAATGTGTTCCTTGCGGATGAGGTCTTCAAGGACGACGGCGACTTGCGCGTCGGTCATCGCGTGGTTGGCAGGCACCATATCTCTGGCTTTGCCGGCCTTGATGATTTCACGGGTGACGCGTTGAACTCGTCCAGTGGTGTGGTGCCTGCTCATGGTTAGCTCCTTTAGTACTTACGTGCTTTGGGAAGAAAGCCCGTCTCGATGCGCTGCCATTCTTCAATGACGATGGCCTCGAGTTGCTTGCGGATGTCGCGCACTTCCTGGCCACCCTTGTCGCGGAGGTTGGAGATGCGCACCTTGTAGCCGGCCTTGCTCATGTCCAGCTCTGCGAGGCGGTTCTCACACTTGACCTCGATGAGCCACTCGACGTTGGCCGTCAAGTCGTCGACGCCATAGCCCAACAAGATGGGGTAGTTGCATTCCCGGAAGGGCATGCCCACTTTGTTCTTCTTGACGCGCGCTCTGACGTTGACGCCGATGACGCGTTCGACGCCGCCCATCGTCTTCTTCATCTTGCCAATCTCGGCAAGCCAGACGATGTGTGATGCGTAGAAGTCCAACGCGCGGCCACCGCTACGCGTTTGCTTCTCGCCGAACATGGCAGCGTTGATTTTGTCGCGGAGCTGGCTGACGACGATGAACAACAAGCCCTCTTCCTCCATGCGCTGCACCTCGCGCCGGAAGAGCTCGCCAATCTTCTTGGGCTTCGTGCCGCCGTAGCTGGCGTCGCCTATCTCGCGCTTCAGCTCGGCCTCGTCGCTGATGGCGTCCAGGCTGTCCAGCACATAGAGCTTTGGCACGCCCTTGTTGTTGTCCATGAACTTCACGATATCGGCGTAGAGGTCCTCAACGGTCTCAATCTTGTTGTCGCGGTCGAAGTCCACGTGCTCGACGGGCAGGCCCAGGGCCTCGGCGTACTTCTCATCGAAGGCAGCCTCAGCCTCGGCGTAGCGAATCACACCGGCCCCCTTCATCAGCTTGCCGTTGGCTTGCAAGAAGGACTTGATGTAGCGCTCGTAGAAGTTCACGCATGCTTCGATGGCAAGCAAGGTTTTGCCGGCGCTACGATCGCCCACTATGTTGACGACGCGGCCCAGCACCCAGCCGCCACCGAGTGCGCAATTGAAAACAGCACAGCCCGTGCTCACAAATTGCAGGTCGCTGCGCTCATCGACGTTGGTGAAGTACGTGCTGGCCTGCACGCCCTCCTCTTCGTCGAGCTTCACGCGGGTGCCCGACTTGCTGGGCTTGCCGACAGCAGCATCGGCCAGAGGGGTGCGCGTGGCTGACGCACCAGAAGACGAGACCTTCCGTTTGGGGGTCTCGTCGGCCACCTTTTTACGGGTGACCATGGCTTAGTCTTCCCGGCGGCGGCGCATGTCGCGCAGCTTGCTGTCCGTGCTGTCGTCATCCTTGTCGGCATCACGACGGCGCTCGGCTGGCTTCTTCAGGCCCAGCTCATCGCATATCCAGTCGGCAAGGTCCTCGTCGTCCTTGGCCTCGCTGGCCTTGATCTTGAGACGTTCCTGGTCGATGAGGTCCTCGAGCTCGCGGTGGCGCATCTCGTGGACGCTTGCCCACGTGGGACCCTCGTCCTTGCGGCGGTCGTCATCGCGGTCCCGGCCACCACGTGCTGGTGGGTCATCGCGCCCACCACGGTCGTCATCCCTGCCCCGGTCGCGCCCACGGTCATCGCGGTCATCACCACGCCCACGGTCACCATCACGGCCGCGGTCCCTGCTGGAGCCCCGGTCGTCATCGCGGTCGCGGTCCGACTTCGACTTGTGGCTGCCGCCACCACCCAGGGCTTTGGCGATGTGATCGTAGTCGAAGTAGTTGAGCTGGTCGGGAAGCGGATTGTCTTGTGCGTACTCGAGCCAGCGGTCATCACCAAGGGGCGTGCTGCGCCTGGCGATCTGCACGGCGAGGTATTCGGTGCGGGCGCCCTTGCCGCTCTTCTCGAATTCCACGTCGTAGCCGTCTTCGGGATGGTCGATTTGCAGGACGGCCCCATTTTCCTTGTCCACGCTGACCTTGGTGATATCGCGGTCAATGGTCCAGGGCATGGCCCAGGCCTGCACGCCAGCCTTCGGGTCGTTGCGGTCCACCAGATAGACGAGGACGCGCTTCTTGGCCGTCAGGTCCTTGATGTACTGCAAGTCTTCCTTGTTGTCGGTGCTGCCAATCTCTTCCTTGGTCTTCACCAGCAGGTCATGGACGGGGTCGTCCTCGCCTTTCATCTTGTAGAGGTCAAGGTAGCTCTGGCGGTCAGGGCCCACGCCATAGTTCACGAAGATGTCGAGGCCGAAGTGCTTGGCATCAGGCCACGTGGGCGGCAAGATACGCACGCGATTGTCGCCGTCCTGGGGCTTGAACATCTTGACTTTGTCGTTGAGTATCTTGTCAAAGTCGTTGGCACCCTGGGTGGCGCGGCGCTTCGTGTCTTCTTCGTCGCGGGCCTTGTATTCAAAGCTGCTGCGGCCACTGCGACGCGAACCACGGTCGTCATCATCGCGGCTACTGCGGCGGCCATCATCGCGGCCGCGCGAGTCCCGGTCACTATCCCGGCTGCTCTCACGCCGGCTTCCGCGATCATCGTCGCGGCTGTCCCTGCTGGAGGTGCGGCGGTCGTCATCGCGGTCATCACCGCGGCGCGTGCTGCTGCGTTCGGAGTCCCGCGAACGGCCTCCACGGTCGTCGTCATATGTGCGTCGTTCAGCCATGATTTTTCCTTTGTGCTTCGTACTGTTGCTTGGACTTAAAAAAGGCAAACGAGATTACTCTCGCTGCCAGGTAGATTGCCACCAGACCCAAGAATCCATAGGCAATGATTTCACCGAAACTAAAACTCATGCTGCTCTCCTGCGTGGGAGCTCTGGTTCCTCCTGTTGATTGCGGCGGCCCGCTGCGCGCATGTCGGCACGCAGGCCGTCAGTGTCATCCATGCGGCTGCGCTGCCTGTTGCTGATGTTGTTGGGCGTGACGCCAAAGTACTGAGCTGAGTAGAGCTCAGAAAGGGTTTTAATGCTGTAGCCCTTCTGCTTCCAGGCCTCAAGCAGCCCTTGCCAGGACTCCAGGGCTTCGCGGGCATCTTGAAAGGCTTGCCAGGCGCGCACGCGCTCGGGGTGCCGACGCATCCTGCCGTTGGCAACATCCACGGTAATCTTGGCATCGCCTTCGCGGATATCTTCAAGGACGCGGCCCTCGACTCTTGCCAGCTCCTCTTTAGCTTCCAGCATTCGGGAGGTCTTGGTGGTGACGACAGAGCTGATGCGGTCATACATGTCGGGTTGCAATTCGAGCTCGTCGTCGAGCCGGCTTTTGTTGGGAGCCAGAAGCCCCCGAACAAAGTCTAGAGTGAGGGGTTGTCGCGCCATTGTGGTTCCTTTCAGTCAAAGATATACCTGCCGAAGGCCACAAGCAGGGGCGCAAGCTTATCACTGGGATTGCAGGGCTTCAAGAAGCACTCCAGCATATCGAGGAGGCGCGTAGCGTCCTTGTCGTTCTTGGCCCCCATCACACAGGCATTCAGGTAGTTGACGATGATGATGCGGATGGTCTCAGGTGGCTCCTCCAACTCCTTGAGAGTCTTGACGACGTCCTGCCACCTGGCGCGGCCGCTCACCATGAGGCGACAGAGGTCAATGATTTGTGCGTTTTCGCTGCTGGCTTCGAGAAGGACCTCGGCCTCGCGCTCGTCATCGCAGGCGTGGACCTTGGCCAGCATCGTGAGTGCCATGCGGGCACTGCCACCACAGGCCTCGGCCACCAGCCGCAGGATGCTGGTCTTGGTGTCCAGGGCTTCCCACTCACAGACGTCTTCAAGGAGGTCCATGATGAGGTCGTACTTCAAGGCCTTCAGGTTGTAGGTGACGGCGCGCGTCATCATGGCGGGAGGAATCTTGGCGGGGTGCGTGGACGTGAAGAAAAAGAAGACGTGCTCGGGTGGGTGCTCGGTGGCTTCAAGCAGGGCGTCCCAGGCTTGCTTGCTCAGGCCCTGGCATTCGTTGAGGATGATTGCGCGGCCGGGCTCGTCGCCAAAGCCCTGGTAGTGCAGGGCCTCTGTGACCTGGCGCATGTCGTCGATCCCCGAGTTGCTGGCGGCGTCAATCTCGCGCACGTTGCCGCAACCCATCTCTTTGGCGACGATGCGCGAGAAGGTCGTCTTGCCGGTCCCCGCGGGGCCCGTGAAGAGGAACGTGTGAGTCCTTGCCTTGGCCGCGATGACGGCCTTCAAGGATTTCACGATGGCATCCTGGCCCAGGACCTCGGAAAGCTTCTTAGGCCGGTACTTCGTGTGGAGGCTGTCGGTGCGAGGCACCACTGGGTCTTCGTCAAGTTGTTTGCGCATGGCTTGCTTTCGTTTGGTTGCGTTGCTTTTCCAGGGCCAGCAGGTGGGCCTTCACTCTGCCGTTATTCATACTGACCATGTGGCGACCGTCTTCAAGGGCGGTCTGGCGTGGCTGCAGGGTAGCTATGACCTGGCGGCTCTTCTTCGCCACGATGGTCACCTTGCCGTCGAGCCACTCGCGCTTCGGTGGTATCTCCCAGTAGACGGGCCTCATGGTTCTCTCCTTGGTTTGATGTATCGGTTGTGTGCCCACATTGAAATAACCATACCCAGCGCCGCCCCAACGCCGATAGGCAAAGCCAGGCTCCAGCCAGTCTTGACGATGAGGCCGATGGTCAGCACGTCACCGAAGGCCATGAAGACGGAAGTCACCCAAACCAGTCGGTAGTGGTTGCCGATGACGTTCTTGTGCTGGAAGCCTTTGAGACCAACCGTGAAGGCAGAGAGGAAGAAGGCAATGACGTAGTTCATGGCTTCACCTCCATTGACCACAGCAGGCCGTTGATGTGGGTGCGGAAAATCAGGTTGCCGTTCTCCTGCTTCGTGACACTCCACAGGGCTGGCTCGGGCCCCGCGGCCGCCACATACTTGGCAAGCACGGCGCGGACAACCTGCTTTATCTGCTTCTCAGGATATTCATCAAGGACGTGGCTCCTAATGAACACCAGCGGGTAAAGGTGATGGGCGATTTTCACAGTGGGCTCCTCATGCGTAAGGGTTGCGAGTACCAAACAACTCATGGCTCTTGTAGACGCCAATCTCCTGCAGGGTGTGCCAGCGGTCACCGACGCTTGCCTCGACCACGAGCGGCACATTGATGTAGTCGAAACGCGGCAGGCACATCTCTCTGACGATGATGGGTATCTTCTGCTCAAGGGTGGCGTCTGGCAGCAGGAAGGTCAAGTCATCATGCACGTTGAGATTGGGTTGCAGGTCTGGGTCATCGTCCAGCATGGCGCGCTCGCTGAGGGCGTTCATGCCTTCCGTCACGATGTCGGCGGCCGTGCCCTGGATGGGGCAGTTGATGATCTGCTCTTTGCGCATGGGCCCGCGGCGCTGGCGGCCGCCCAGGGTCTCCACGTAGAGATTCTTCTCGTACTTCTTGAGCAGGCCCTCTTGCCACTTCTTGACGACGCGGAACTCATCCCAGAACTCGGCACCGAGGTCCTCAGCGACGTCATCGGGCAGATGGAGCTGCTCGGCACAGCTGCGGATGGAGCTCCCGAAGAGCTGAGGGAAGACCCAGCCGTTCTTTGCCTCCTGGCGCACGATCTTCAGCAGGAGCTTGTCCTCGTCGAAGTCCTTGTCTTCCTTCTTGGCCTTAGCCCTGGCCGACGTGAAGTCATCAGCCCAGGATTCCCGGATGTAGTCCTTGATGGGCCCGTACTCCTTAATCATGCGCTCAGCCCAGTACTTGTGAACGTCATAGCCGGTCCAGCAATACTTGACGAGAGTCGGGTCTTCGCTGGCCATGCCGACGACACGAAACTCAATCTGCCCATAGTCGAAGGCCGCCACCCACTCGCCTGGCCGCGCATGCAAGCAACCCCTGACCTCCTTGTGCTTGCGCTTCGGCCAGTTCTGGAAGTTGGGGTCCTCGCTGTTGAGGCGGCCCGTGACGGCCACCATGCTGCCGTACTTGCAACGCACGAAGCCATCGGGGCACACAATCTTGCGGTCCATCAATGGCCTGATGTAGGTGCTGAGGAGCTTCGCTATGCCCCGGTGTTCGAGAATGAGCGGAGCGCTTGGCACCTCGCGCGCCGGCATGAGGCTCAGCACATCTTCCCCGGTCGTCCAGCTCACGGCCTCCGTGCGTTGGTCCACGACGCGCACCTCGGGCCGCTCCAAGACGTCCTTCATGAGCTTCAGCACATGCTGGTCGTTGGTGGGGCTGAAGGTGCCGAAGCGCCGCTGGTAGTCCTTGACCTCGGGCGTCCGCTGAATCTTGGCTGAGATGCTGTCGACGTCATCGGTGAGCTTGGCATTCATGGCCTTCGTGTACTTGAAGTCGACGGGAAGGCCCTTAATCTCCGTCAGAACGAGCGTAGGGGCCAGCCGGACCTTGCGCTCATGCTCAGCTAGCATCACGGGGTCCGCGGCCAGCCTGGGCCGGTATACGCGGCGCAGGGCATCCGTCCACTTGGTGTCCATGCCGTTGTAGCGCAAGATGTCCTTGAGGGCATACTCCAGCCACCACTTCTCCCGGGTCACGTCGATGTGTGACTGCTTCTTGAGGTCAAAGCCGAAGTTGATGAGGGTCTGGATGCCCAGGCCTTTTGTGCCTGGCCTCTCGTCGAAGGTGTGGGCCATCGACATTGTGTCGTCCCACTCAGTGATGCGCAGCACCTTGTGGTCCATGAAGTAGGCCATCCACTCCATCTCCATCGCCAAGTTGTGGCAGCTCTTCTTGCCCGAGTTCATGAGGTAGGTAATGAAGAGGCCCCAAGCCTTGTGGCGCTGCACGTTGCTTCCCCAGCCCTCCGGGTGGTCCAGGGGGAAGGCCACGACATGGTCGAAGTCACCAACGGCCGCTGTAAGCATCAGGGGGTCAACTTGCATGAAGGGACGCAGGCCGCTGGCTTCAACGTCGAGTGCCGACTCCCTGAGTTTGGCGAGCTTCGTGAGTGCCGCTTCGAGGCGCTGCAAGTCACCAGGCTCGTTGCCCGTGATGATTTCCACGCCCTTGTCGTAGGGGCCCTCGTGGAACTTCGGTGGATTCTCGTGGAGCCAATTGGTGCTTAGGAGCTTCTTGACCCTGGCGATGTCGTGCTCCATGGTGAGTTCAAACTCGCTTTTGTTGTAGCTGCGCTTCTTGAAGACGAAATTTGGGTAGAGCAGCGGCAAGTAGTAGCAGACGTGCTTGCCGACCTTGACGACGAAGAGGGAGCCCCGGTGGGGGAGGATGCCACCCTTCTCTACACCGGTGACCCAGTAGAAGGGCTCGTCGCCTATGCCGACGATGATGAGAGGCTTGACGGCCTCGATGTCGGCAACGATGCGATTGCGGCAGCACTCAATCTCAACGGTGGTCTGGGGCCCGCGGCACTGCGTGATGAAGTTGCTGCGCACCTCGGATTTCATGAAGGCGTTGCCAAACTTCGAGTAGATGACGTCCCCCACCTTGTCGGTCCAGTGATTGTTGTCCTCGTCCTCTTCCTTGCTGGGACTGCCGCCGAGCAAGTAGAGCTGAGCATCCTTGGGGCCACTGGGCTTCATCTTGGGGCTGCGCAAGTCTTCATTCTTGTCGTGGGGGCAGACACTGCAGCCCATCTCACGCAAGCTACTCACGGGGATATCTGCCAGCTTCAGCCTGCTCTTGGGCTTCGGCTTTGACGACGCCTGGGCTTTGGCGTCGTTGAAAAAGAATCCCATGGCCTCAGACCGCGCAGTGAGCCACCAGATGCATGAACTGGGCTTCCTTGTCGGAAAGCACAGTGACTCGCTCGGTGAATCCTATGAAGCCGCAAACCTTGGATGCCCTGGCTAGCAGCCCAGGGTCAACGTGGAAGTTGTCATTGTCTCCGCTCCACTCGCCTTCGTACTTCATGCTGTCATCGCTATCCCCCATCTTCGACGTCGAGTGCATCTTGAGGAGGCCATCAACGATTGTGATACGCGTAGCCTTGTCGACCTCAGTGCCCAGCACCAGCAGGGCGCGGCCGAGACTTGCGTCAAAGCTGTCGGGGATGGGCTTCACGAGGTCCGAGAGGTCCTTGGTCGGGCAGTGCTTGGCAATCATGCGCGGGAAGTCGAGGGGCTCGGGATTCACGGGCAGCTTGGTGAAGAGGCGCGCGGCATCGCCGAAGTCCACGCGCAGCGCGCCGTCATGCAGGAAGAGCTGCAAGGGCTCCTCGGGGAAGGCCTTGGCCAGGCTGACGAGCTGCTCACAGAAGAAGCGCGGCATGATGACCGGCACGTCAGCCGGCAGTTTAATCTTCGTCTTCGTCTGGTAGCGGCTGATGGTCGCGTTGTCGGTGCTGAACAGCACGGCGTGGCCCTTCTCGCTGACGTCCAGCGTGACGCCCATCTGCGCGGGGTGCGTGGGGTCATTGCCGACGCTGATGAGGCAACGCTCGATGCCCTTGAGGATGGCGGCGTCAAGGGCCACCTCATCGGCCTCGGAGATGCTGGGCCACTTGAAGGGGAAGGAGCCATTGGGCAGCGTGGGCAGCTTGACCTTGCTGCGGCCCGAGCTCAGCACAACGGAGTTCTCCTTGTCGCCTGGCTGCAGCATTATCTGGTCGGCGCTGAAGGAGCCCAGGGCGCGTATGAGAAGCTCGCCAGGGATGCAGCAGCCCAGGTCAAGCGTGGAGCGCACGCCGATGGCATGGATGTCGTCGTAGGCCACAGCCAGCTTGCCGTCGAACTTGATGTTCATGAGCGCCGGCAGGTAATCGCGGGTTGCAAGCGCCGGTCGCACGAGGGCCGCGACTTTGACGAGATGCTCGCGATTGGTTGAATTCTTTTCGCTCATGGCTGTTTTCCTTTGGTGGGTTGGTTGGAGATGGGAGAGGATATACCGAGAGCAAGCTCGGAGGAGGAACTGAGAGCTTTCATTTTTTCAATGCTGGCCTGCGCCATGAAGGTCTGCAAGCTGTCCGCTTTGAGTATCAAAAGGACCTTTTGATACTCACTTGATTCAGCACCGGCGCAATAAACTTTCATGACTTGCCCTCGTCGAAGAGCTCTTCCATGTGGTTGTCCAGCAGCTTGCCGAAGGCCGTGCCATGGTCGAGGCGCGCCACTTGCCTGGCGTCTATGCCTGGCTTCGTCGGCGTGTCGGGCGTGCTAGCCGGCATCTGGTAGCTGGGACTCATCGTCGTCACCGCCACTTGCTGGCCCGGGTCCTTGCTGAACTCAACGAAGCTGACGAGGAGTCTTGGCATCTCGCCGGCCAGCAGGCTGTGGCCGTACCCGGTATTCATCCACGACTTGCTGGTGCTGCAAACTAGGTAGATTTTCATTGCACGGCTGCGCGCATGAGATCAGAGGCGGCTTCTTTCCAGCTACTGCCGCCGTCGAAGGCTTCGCGCAGCTTATGACGCCGGCTGATGCGCTCGAAGCTCCTCAGGAGCCTGTTCTGCCGGGCGAGGCTCTTCTCGTCGGCTATCTCCATGGCCAGGAAGCGCACGTGCTCCACGGCCGCCGGGGGCCATCCCTCGAAGTAAGCAAGGGCTGGGTGGCCCGCGGGGAGGGGCTGACGCTTGCCAGGAGGCCTCAGGCTGCTCTCTTTGGCGGCGCGCTGCTGGTTAGGGGGCTCAGTGGCTAAACGGCCGCTCTTGATGCCCAGGGCCTGATTGGAGGCTTCATGGGGGCTCATGCCCTTGGCTTCGTTCAAAGCCGTGTTACGGCCCACCATGAAGGCTTTGTGTTGCCACGAGCCCTCTTTGAGTTCTGGAATTGCGTAGAGGGGCTCAGTGGCTCCCCTGCGGCCCATCGCGATGTAATCTGCTGTCTTCAATGCCATGTCGTTCTCCTAAGGGTTTGCCACTAACCGAGTAGCCCGGATTACCAGAGGGAGCCACGCTTCTGCGTCTCCAGCTTGAAGGCATGCACCGCCTTGGCCTCGCTCACCTTTCTGAAGAAGGTCACGTTGACGACGGCCCGGTGGTAGTAGTGCTCGCAGACCTCCTCGTAGGTCTTGCCACACTCGGCCAGCCACTTATCAAGGATGGCGCGCATACCTGGGCTCATGGTGGCCGCCGTCTTGCCGCTGTCGCTTTGCTTGGGGTTCCTGGTGCTGACCGTCACGCTGGCAGGCACGCGGTCGAAGACGAACTGGCCGTCAACGAGGGCGGGCAGGTAGACGCCACCGTTGGCCGTTATCTGAATCCAGGTCGTGCTGTCGATGCTATACCAGGGGTAGCGGAAGACCAGGGGAATCGCCGTCATGCCGAAGCCGTGCGTCTTCACGATGGGCAGGCCCTCTGTGTCCGTGAGGCGCTTGAAGACGCGGTCCAGCCAGGCGCGCCGCAGACCTCCGGGGATGCTGACAAGGCCGCCGATGCCGATGTAGGTGCACCCGTATTCCAGCATGCGTTCGAGGTACTTGAAGTCCTCGCCATAGTGATAGACCGGCAAGGGGTCGAGGCCCTCGGACTTCATGTAGAGATAGTTGAGCCAGGATTGCTCTGCGGCATCCTCGCGCTCCTTGCTGCTGGCACTGCGCCCTGGAACACCAGGGATGACGTCAAGGCTCGCGTAGACTTCGATGTGCTCGATGTTGGCCTTGATGAAGGCCACATACTCGTCGATGTCAATGGCCGTGCCCTTGCTCCATGCGCTGTAGGCACCGGAGTCCAAGAAGAAGGTAAAGTCTTTGGGGTCTATCATTTTGAGCAATGCCAGAGAGTTGTGAATTGAAGGGTCAAAGATTGCACTCATGACCACGATATGGTTGGCCGGCTGGAACCGAAAGTGGCAACTCGA